AATAAGTCTGGCAGTTTATTCTCCAGTAAAAAGAAAGATGTCGAAGCTAAAATATTAGAACAAAAAAGCGAAAGAGAAAACATAGCTAAAAAAATAAAAACTGCCGAAGACAACATATCCAAGCAAAGAGCAGAAACTTCTGAAATAATATCTAACATAAGAAAAAGAATACAAGAATACCAATCATTAGGTTTTGAGGATCCAGGCGAGGCAGACTCTAGGGTTGAATTATTTAACATGAATATATCTAAAGCTCTAGACGAGATTGATACACTAGAGCAAGAGAAATTTAATTACAGCGACGGAACGCGACAGCTAGAAGCTGAAATTGGGCCCATTAAATATGTCGCAGAATTTATTTCAGACATAACAGGATCTTCTTTTGACATAAGTAAGGCTGTAAGGGTGGTAATATTAATATTGATTTTCGTATTTGATCCGCTAGCTATACTTCTGGTACTCGCGGCACATATTAGCTTATCAAAAAGATTCCCAAACATAGTTATAGACGAAGAATCCTACATCAAAAAAACATCTGAGCTAGAGATCAAGGAAAGAGAAATAAGCTCAAAGGAGCTGGAACTCACAGAAAGACAAAAAGATATTGAAGAAAACTCTAAGATCATAAAGCTTCACGAAGATCAAATCCAACAGTACCAAGAAGAGATTGCCGAAAATAAAGATGCAATTAGACTAATTAAATTAGAGACAGAGAAAGGTATCATTGAGATGGAAAAACACTCTCCAATAAAACAAGAAATTAAAAACTTAATAAAAGAGAAAGAAGAGGAGTCGAACATTTTAAATAAATTAAAAAACGAAAAGAGTAAAATCCTCTGTAAGCTTGACAAATTTGACGAAGATTGTCGGGAAATAAAAAGCGTCTTCACTAAACACGGAGCGAACAAAGACAAAATAACAAAGTTAAAAGAAAAACTGGAAGAAAGTTTGATTCAAATGACCAAACTTAAAACTAAAACCTTGCTCCTTGAGGAAAGAAACTCCGAGCTCGAAGAGCGGGCCGTAGATACAAATAAATTAATATCCGAACTGGATTCACTTAAAAGCGAAAACCAAACCGTAAAATCAGAACACGCACAATGCTCAGATCTCTCAACTCAAATCAAACAGCTAAAAGAACAAAGAGATAAGTTGTTATCCGAAAAAGCGGGATCACAAAGCTCTTTGATAATAAAAAACAACCTAGGAAACGGAAACTTCTCTATTGAAGTGGTTTCTGAAATAGGTGGATCTCACACATTTACCAAGGTTGGCGATTTCAATAAAGCTGAAATGCTAAACTGCCAAGCGATAGGGTGCGAAATTGACGAGATCTGCCCCGAGAGAAAAGGCCCCCTCTTATTGAAGGTTTTTGAATCTAATATTAAAAAATACCTCGACAATAGGTTAGATAATAGAGAATACAAAAAAAGCAAACCTGAGTATAAATTTATGCCTTGACAAAGACCGCCTTATCATTTATACTGATTAGGTGAAAAAAAAAATAAACAAAAGAGACTTAATTAAAAAGCTCGTTGTCGAACCTAAGTTTCAAAAAAGGATGTTTTGGGCCAAGGAAATGAAGCTTCTTAACGACCTCATGTCCATCTTTGAAGATCTAGATTTTTGGGAAAGGATAAGAATAAGGAAGGTTCCCTCTTTGGCGGTATTGAAATCTACTAAAGGTTTACTTATCATCAAAAAGAAGTTCAGAGAATTCTCTTACAAGATTCCCGAAAAAGCAACAATAACCCTGGGAAAAAAAGAGGGAGAAGACAAGAAAATCTTAAAAAAAACAAAAACAATTAGACAATTCATAGATGAGTAAAACAAAAAAAGAACAGCCGCAAACTACAGATCAAATTTCTAAATTTTTAAACGATAAAGATAATCAGAAATATCACTACAACTTTCACGAATCAGAAGATTATAAAATATCAAGCGGAAGTCTAAATTTAGACATGGCCCTAGGTGGAGGCTTGCCGTCTGGAGCTCATAGATTTACAGGTATAAACGAAGGAGGCAAAACTAGTTGCGCATTATCCTTTGCAAGAAACTTTCAGAAGCACTTCAAAAAAGAGGGCATGATTATATACATCAAGAGCGAGGGAAGGTTGAGTCCTGAAATGCTAGAGAGGTCAGGGGTTGACCTCTCTCCTGATAAATTTTTCATCTTTGACTGTAATATTTTTGAAAAAGTTTTTGAATTGGTAAGAGAGCTTGTTTTTCAAAACGAAGAAAGCAAGAAATATATGTTCATTATTGATAGCGTTGACGCCCTGTGCAGGGTTGGGGATATAAATAAGCCATTTGCCGAATCAGAGCAGGTAGCAGGAGGAGCTCTTATAACTTCAGTTTTTTTAAAAAAGATGGTGTTACCAATATCTAAAATGGGACACACGATGATACTGACGAGCCAAGTCAGGGTAGAGGTCGCAACAAACCCTTATGCCGCAAGAGGCGGCCCAAAGACAAAAGAAGCCGGGGGAAACGCGGTCAAGCACTACGCAAACTTCATTCTCGAATTCCAAGAGAGGTACACCTCTGATATGATATTTAAAAACCCTAGCGCTACCACATTAGAGGCTAAAGGTGAGCCTATAGGCCACTACTGCAAAATAAAATTCAGAAAAAGTGTCAATGAGAAAACTGGGTCTGTCGTAAGGTACCCAATCAAGTACGGGCAGAAAAAGGGCAGTTCGGTGTGGAGAGCTAGAGAGATCCTCGACATGTTGTATTTGTTTAAGTTAATCAGTAAAAGCGGAGCCTGGATATCGGTTTCCGACGATTTAATTAAAGAGCTAGGCTCTAAAAAAATAGAGATTCCTGAAAAGTTCCAAGGGGACCAGAAGATTATAAGCTTCTTAGAAGAAAACCAAGCTCTTAGTGATTTTTTATATAAAGACTTCAAGAGCTTAACTGATGCGATTTAAAACCCTGATTGGCTCAGAAAGAACCGTATCTAAATCTAAAAAATACCTTGTCGACTGGGACGGGTCCAGCAGAAGCAAGCTCCAAAAAGCAACAAAGGCGTTCTTAAAAAAATACTGGCACAAGCATATTGTCTTTGAGGAGTTTCCGGTTGTGGGGACTAGATTGTCGTTGGATTTTTACAATGCCAATAAAAAAATAGCAATAGAAGTCCAGGGCCGGCAACACACGCAGTATGTACCCTTTTTTCACGGAAAAAACAAGATTAACTACATAAATCAGCTAAAAAGAGACGCAGACAAATTAGAGTTTTGTAAAATAAACAACATTAAATTAATAGAGATATATGAGAGTGATGCTGTTAATAAAGAATTGTTCGCTAAATTTGGAGTAGATCTATAGTTTGTGTAATATAACATATGAACGACGAAAATATTGATCCAGAAAATTTAAGTGAATTCAATTTTCCTGAGAGTGTTCTCTCTCAGATTTTTGAGTTTACAGGTTCCACAGGTGGAGACAGCGGTTTTATCTTAGCCCACGTAAACCAGATGGGAACCCCCTCTATAATAACAAAAGCTTCTTCTCCTATTGTAGAAATGGGACTCAGGAAGGCTTTAGAGCAGTACCTAGAACAAGTAGCTACCCAAGATTTACATCTAGATTCTACAGACCTCGGGGACGAAGAAAGCTCTTGACATTTTTATTCATGTGTGATACCATTCTATTATGGTATATTCATATGAACTAGAACAACATTTGCTCGCAGGGTTAATTAAATACCCAGAGTCCTACCCCTTAATTGCAGCCTTTATAACTAAAGACGATTTCTTCTCCCAAAACACAGCTGTTAATAAAACAATATTCTGCGTACTTCGTCAGTCCCTAGAGGCTTCTGAAATCTTAGACGAAGTTTTATTATCGCAAAGGGTTAAATCTCTAGGTATGTCCTTCTAAGATAATATAAATATAGGCGATTATATTAAAGCTTTGTCAATGAGGCAAATATCAAAAGAAGGGGTTGTTAAGGCGGCTAAAGAATTAAAAAAAATTACAGTTAGGAGGTAGATTCACGACGCATCTATAGATGTCGCAAAAAGCATGAAAAGTATTTCTGCTAGCTCAACCTACGATCAAATAGTATCTGAGGCAGATAAAATATACAATGAAAAAATCAATCTTTACGAGATAGGTTCAAGTAACCCCGAAAACCTTTTTGACGATATGGAAGACTGGATTGAGGATAGAGGAAACAACCCTATCGATGAATTCGGGCTAATGGGGCCACACAAAAGAATAAATGAGTGCTACGGATCGCTACTTAGACCTGGAAACATTACGGTTGTTGTGGCTAGGGCTGGAGTAGGTAAAACGCAATTTTGTATGGATTTCTGCACAAAAGTCTCTGCAATCAATAACAACGTACCTATCCTTCATTTTGACAATGGCGAGATGAGTAAAGAAGAGCTTATTGTAAGGCAATGCTCCGCTCTATCCGGAGTTCCCATGCATTTGTTGGAGACGGGCAGATGGAGGCAGGCGGGCCAAGAAGTAATAGATAAAGTAAGAGATACTTGGAAGAAGGTCAAGGATTTTAAATTCTTCTATTATAACGTAGCAGGGCACTCGATAGAAAGCATGATCAATATTATAAGAAGGTTTTATTTCTCTGAGGTGGGCAGGGGAAACAAGATGATATTTAGTTTTGACTACATTAAAACCTCTTATGAAAAACAAAACGGTTTAAGCTCTTGGGAAACCGTTGGTAGAATGGTCGATAAGTTTAAACAATTAATACAAAAAGAACTTTGCTTTAGCGAAGGCCCTACAGTGTCGATGCTAACCAGCGTGCAGAGTAATAGATTAGGTATAACAAATAACAGAAGCTCAGATAACATAGTTGACGACGAGAGCGTTGTCTCCCTGTCTGATCAAATAACTCAATTTTGTTCCCATTTGTTTTTGCTTAGAAAAAAGACTATGGATGAGATACAATCCGAGCCGGAAGATTTTGGAACCCACAAATTAATATCCCTAAAATACCGATGGTTAGGTAGGGACGTCCACAGGGCTCTTCAACCCGTGGAAATGCCGGACGGAACAAAAAGAAATAACTATGTAAACCTGCATATGGAGAATTTTGGCATTGAAGAAAAGGGCGACTTACAAGATCTTGTTGACAATTTAAACTCGGAAGGCGTTGGCGCGGTTGAAGGTTTCTTAGATGAGCTCCCGAATATATGATATCTACAGACAAAATAAAAGATTGCTTAATTAATTTAGGCTATAAACTTAATGACCGAGGGCCTTATTGGCAAACCAATGCAATATTCAGAAACGGAGATAACTCTACAGCTATTCAGATATATAAAAACAGCGGAGTTTGGAAAGATCACGTGCAAGGAAGCGTGTTTTCTCCCCTAAAGAGGTTGGTTGAAATTACGCTTGGCACAAATGATAAAAATGTAATCAAGAAATACCTAGAAGAAGAGGATATAGGTTCACACTATAACAAAATAGAATCAAGAGAAAAAATAGAAATGGAAGAAATATACCCAGAAGACTGCTTAAAAAAATTACTCCCACATTATAAATTTTATAACGACAGGGGTGTTAGCGATGAAGTTCTAGCGAACTTAAAGGGCGGATTCGCCACTGCAGGAAAATTAAATAAAAGATTTATATTCCCTATTTATAATGAGCTTTCTCAGATATATGGGTTCTCAGGAAGAGATATGACATCTATAGAAGGTCGCCCTAAATGGAAACATATAGGAAAGAAAAAATCATGGGTTTACCCTTTGCACAATAACCCTAAAACCCTAAAAGATATAAAAGAGAGGGGCGAAGTTATTTTGGTTGAGAGCATTGGCGACTTACTGCAATTAAATGAAAACGGATATTTTAATGTTTTAGTTACCTTTGGGCTGGACGTTTCTAATAAGTTAATATGCTCCTTAGTTTCGCTAGGAATCTCCAGAATAATACTATCATTAAACAACGATTCCACATCCACAAAAAACAGAGGGTTGGAGGCGTGTGTAAAAAACTATCTTAAATTATTAAATTACTTCGAACCAGATAAAATTTTAATATGCTTACCAACCGCAAAAGATTTTGGAGAAATGTCTATTGATGATTTTAATTCTTGGAAGAAAAAGCTATTATCCTCTGACGCAAAAAAACAAAGATCATTCATAGTCAAAGAGATAAGCAAAATGCACAAAACTTTACCAAAATCTGTATTAAAAAATAAAAAAATAATAACCAATGAGTGAATTAACTAAATTATCCGCGAGTAGAATTAAGACCGCGCAAACTTGCTCCTGGACATACTGGTGCAATTATAAATTAAAACTTCCTCAGGCAGGAAATGACGGCTCGAGCAGAGGAACTATATGTCACAATATATTTGAACTTCTAGGAGACAAGCATAAGGCTGAATTTAATAAAATAATAAAAGAAGGAACAATATGGAATACCAAGGTTGTTGCCTCTCAAGTTAAAGAAGAAGCTGAAGAGCTAAAGGTTGACGATCAAGAAAATTTAGATCTGATTGACGAAATGATTGTTGCTGGACTTCGTTGTGATTTTTTTGGGGATACAGAAGAACAGCCTGAAGAAGCGGAATCAGAAAGGTTTTTTGACCTAGAAATAGATAAGCCAGAAAAAGGCATTCGCTATGCAGTCAGAGGGTACATAGATAAGTTATTTAAATATAAGGATAATTCTGTAATAATTCGAGACTTCAAAAGCAGCAAGCAGGTTTTTAAAGGAAAAGAAATAACCGATAATTTACAAAACCTAATATATAGCCTAGCGGTCAAAAACCTAATGCCAGAAACAGAGCCTCAGAGTGAATTTATTTTTTTAAGATTTGACCTAGAAAAAGACGTTTTGGGAGAACGCGGAAAGGGTTACGTAAGGATGGATAAAATCACCGAAGAAGAATTAGAAGGTTTTGAATATCAGCTTACTGAATTTCAAAAATACATAGACGGATTTGATGAAGATTGCGCAAAGTCTAATTTTGCAGCAAAACAAGATTACCCAAGAGACGGAACGTTTGGCGGGCCACTTGCCTGCGGAAAAGATGGATTTAAAGTTTCTTACGGGCAGCCTGTGCTTGATAAGCTTGGCGAGCCAATAAAAGCTTTTATTTGCCCATACAGAAAACCTATGGAATACTACGCAATACAAGACAAAGACGGAAAAGTTTTAAAAACATCATTTATTGAAAAGAAAGACTCCCTTGATCCAGATGAGGGCCTTGGAGAAAAAGTCGTAAAAATGAATTATGATGGATGTCCGCACTGGCAAAACAAAGTAAAAATAGATGACTTCCTCGACGGATAAGTATGACGCAGCGGGGCTACTCGTAAAACTAGACGATTTAGTTCTGCTGGGTAAAAGATCTAAGGTTTGTACTAATTTCCCTGGATATTGGTCGCTTCCTTGTGGAGCTGTAGAGAAAGGAGAGTCCTCCTTAGACGCCTGTATTAGAGAATTCAAAGAAGAAGCCGGAATAAATATCTCAAACGAAATAGAATATCTGAATTCGTTCCCAATGAAAAACGGGGGCACTTTTTACGCATATTTCACCAATATAAAATCTTTAATCTTTCCAAGCAATGAGGCCGTAGATTCAATAGAGCATGAAGAATGGGGTTTTTTTAAAATAGAAGAAAATTGCCTTCCCAATCCGATGACAAAAGAAACAAGAGATACAATTTTAAAATTAAAATGAAAAAAATAATAGT